TTAGAGCGCGACGCCGACGCCGAGCTTTATCAGGGCCACAGCTACTCCAGGCTCTACATCGAGGAGGCGGGCAATTTTCCGAGCCCGGCGCCGATCTTCAAGCTGTTCGCGACGCTGCGCTCGGGCTCCAACGTGCCAGTGGGTATCAGGCTCACGGGGAACCCTGGTGGTCCTGGCCATCAATGGATAAAGGCCCGCTACATTGATGCGGCGCCGCTCGGCAACAAGGTGCTCACCGATCCGGTGACCGGGCTACAGCGCGTCTTTATTCCGAGCAAGGTCGACAACAATCAATTCATTGACGTGGAAGCCTACAAGAGCCGGCTGCGATCGTCGGGCTCAAGGGAATTGGTGCAGGCGTGGCTCGACGGCGATTGGTCGGTCACGCTGGGGGCGTTCTTCGACTGCTGGAGCACCGGCCGGCATGTCATCGAGCCGTTCGAGATACCGAAAGACTGGATGCGGTTTCGCTCGATGGATTGGGGCAGTGCCTCACCGTTCTCGGTGGGGTGGTGGGCTGTGGCTTCGGACGAGTGGCAGGTTCACGGCCGCGTGATCCCGCGCGGCGCCATGGTCCGTTACCGCGAGTGGTACGGCATGCGGCCGAACGAGCCCAACGTTGGGCTGAAGCTGCACGCTGGCGAGGTCGGCCAAGGAATTTTGGCGAGGGAAAAGGGCGAGGAAATATCCTACGGCGTGCTGGACCCGAGCGCGTTCGCCGAGGATGGCGGGCCGTCGATCGCCGAGCGGATGGGGACTGACACCAACGGCAAGATTTGGTTCCGCAAGGCCGATAATCACCGGGTGCGGATATTCGCGCACCTCGGCGGCTGGGATCAGATGCGAGCGCGGTTGGTCGGCAATGCTGACGGTCACCCGATGCTGATCGTGTTCTCAACCTGCCGGGATTTCATTAGGACCGTGCCATTCCTGCAACACGACCCCGACCGGCATGAAGACGTGATGACCGACAGCGAGGACCACGCCGCGGACGAGTGCCGGTATGCCTGCATGAGCCGACCGTGGATTGCGGTGAAAGAGCCGCCAAAGCCGGCCGACGTGTCCGGCTACGAGGTGTATCGCAAGAGCACCGCGGCCGACGATTGGCGGCAGTTCTAGCCAATTGGCCAATTGGCCAGTCAATCAGCCAAAATTAGGAAAATTCTCATGCCGAGCACCTCGCCTAAGCAGCGACGGTTCATGGCGGCTGTGGCGCACACCCCTGGCGGCTACGGCGGCGTGCCGCAGTCGGTCGGCAAGGAATTCAACGAAGCCGACCAGGCAGAGGCCTCGATGCAACCAAATCCGAAAAAGAAGCGGAAAACGCAACCGTTCCGCATTGGCCGGCAAACCTACGAGGGCAGATAGATGTCAGTGGTGGAAAAGTTCGCCGCGTTCGTCGGCTCGTTGTCGCCCGCGGAAAAGGGCGAGGTGATGCCGCTGATGATTTCCTTCATGCAGGGCAATCTGGGGGCCGGCATGACCGGCCCAACGAGCGGCCCTGATCAAGCATTGCCGCCACCACCTCCCGGTGGCGACACAGGCCCGGGCGCCCCGCCTCCCCCCGGCATGTCACCTGGGCCTGAACCTTTGCCGCCGCCGGTGCCCGGCCTGCAGCCCGGCGGGCTGATGGGCCGGCCGCCGATGCCGCCCACGCAGATCGGTTCAAAGGCTTACTGACATGGCCGTCACCAACGTCGTCAACTTCACCGGCTACAGCACGACCGCCGGCGGCGGCGCGCGTGGCAACGGGCCGGCCGATCTCGATCCGCAGGACGGGAAGGACGGCTTTTGGGAATTGGAAAAATGCGTGAAGGCATACACGACGTATTTGGACAGCAAGCGGCTGGAGATCGAGGAGCAGCAGATATCGCGGCGCTATCGGCACGGCGCGCAGTGGACGAATGAGCAGGTCAAGACGTTCAACGACCGCAAGCAGCCGGTGGTGACCTACAACAAGATCGGGCAGAAAATCGACGGCATCGTCGGCACTGTTGAGAGATTGAAGCAAGACCCCAAGGCGTTTCCGCGCTCGCCGGCGCATCAGGCCGGCGCCGACCTAGCGACCGCGGTGCTGCGCTATCTCATGGATAACAACCGCTGGGATGCGGTCACGCCGGTCGTGACCGAGTGTGCCGCGGTGGACGGCCTGGCCGGCATCGAGTTGGATTTGAAAGCGGTGCCGCCGTCGCCGCAGCAGCAAGGCGGCGCGCCACCACAGCAGCAGCCCGACTACGATGTGATGTTCAAACCCGTCGACAACGACGGGTTTTTTTATGACCCGCGCTCGTTCAAGCACGATTTCGAGGACGCGCGCTATCTCGGCATGGGCAAGTTCGTAGACGAAGAACAACTCGTTGAAATGCTGCCCGGCATGGAGGAGGAGATCAAGGCGGCGTGCGATACCAACACCGAGTTGATGAGCAACAGCGACCGGGACAATAGGTGGTTCGCGACCAATGGCGACTTCAAGCAAATTCGGCTGGTTGATATTTGGTACAAGTCAAGGGGCGGATGGAAGTGGGCGTTGTTCACGGGCTCTAAGATACTTATGCAGGGCGAGTCGCCGTTCGTGGACGAGCACGACCGGCCGATTGCAAAGTACATCATGTTTTCGGCCGCGGTGGATCATGATGGCGATCGCTATGGTTTCCCGCGCAATCTTATGTCGCCGCAGGACGAGGTCAACCAGCGCCGATCGAAGGCGCTGCATGAGTTGAACAACCGCCGCATCATCGCCACCAAAGCGGCAATTGCCGATGGCAACGTCGAGGCGATCCGACGCGAAGCGGCGCGCAGCGATGGCATCGTGCTGGTCAACACGTCGCTGCAGGACATCCAATTTGACGATCAGGCCAAGCAGGCCGCGGTGATGGGGCAACTGCAATTCATGCAGGATGCCAAGCAGGAGATCGAAACCTTCGGCCCGAATTCGGCGATGATCGGCGGCGATGCGGGCGCCGGCGGGTCGAGTGGCCGCGCCATTGCGCTGCTGCAGCAGGCCGGGTTGGCCGGGCTCGGTCCGTACATGTTCAACCTGCGCGGATGGAAGGTGCGGGTCTATCGCGCGCTGTTCTGCGCTGCGCAGAAATACTGGACCAACCAGCGTTGGATCAGGGTGACCGACGCCGAGGGCGAGCCGCAGTTCGTGCAAATCAACGAAATGCTCAACGGCCCGGACGGCCAGCCGATGGGCATGATGCGCAACGCGATCGGCGAGCTGGATGTCGACATCATCCTCGACGAGGGCCCCGACACCATCACGTTGATGCAGGACACGTACGAAGCGATTTCGCAGGCGCTTCCGGCGGTGGCGTCGATGCTCACGCCCGGTCAGGCCACCGCGGTGATGCGGGTGCTGATCGAGACATCGCCGCTGCCGGCCGATGTGAAGAAGACATTCCGCGACGCCGGCGAGCAGGAAGGCTCGCAGCCCGATCCGAAGGAAAAGGAAGCGCAGGCCAAGCTCGCCATCGCGCAGCAGGAGGCGGCGGCGCGCATTGCCAACGACCAGCAGACGGCGCAGGCGCAAATGCAGATCAAGCGCGAGGCTGCGATGCTCGATCTGCAGCTAGAGCGCGAGAAATCCGCCAACCAAATTCAGATCGAGCGCGACAAGGCGCATAGCGCCATGCAGCTTGAAATGTTCAAGACCGAGCAACAGACCAAGCTGCAGCAGCAGGAAGCGGCGCTGCAACTGGTGACAGGTCAGAATGTCTCGCGACCGGCAGCGATATAGCCGGGCGTTCGGGTAGCGCACTCAATACCCGTTTCCGCATCGTCCAGGCGACATTGGGCGTCACGTAGCGCGGCCACGACACGGCCGAAGGAGAACCTATGAGCACGGAACCAGCAGGAGGCACGATCAGCGGTAATAGTTCGGACACGAACACGATCACTGATCAGCAGCTATTCGACCACGCCTTAAGCTCCCCCGATCCGACGCCGGCCCCATCTTCGCAGCCGTCGTCGTCGCAGCCGTCATCGACACCGTCGCAAGGCGCGCAAGCGTCCGAGCAGCCGGCATCGACGCGGCCCGACCTGCAGCAGGGTGCACAGACGCCCGGCCAACCGCGCGACCCGCAAGGGAAGTTCGCGCCCAAGCCACAGGGACAACCGCAGGGACAGCAGCACAACGTGCCGCTGGCGGAATTGCTGAAGGAACGCGACGCAAGGCAGCGTCTGGAAGCGCACGCGCAAGAGTTAACGCGGGCGGTGATGGACCTGCAGCGGCGCCTCGATCCCCAGCAG